AATTTATTTTAAAATTTAAAAACAGAAAACAACATTTATCTAAAACAAAATATAAATTAAAAAAAATCGAAAAAAACTTAATTGATATTAATAATATGAAAAAAGATTTATATACACATGATATTATTTCAAAAAGAGCTCAATTAAAAGTAGATATAGAATTTTATAAAAAAGAAATATATGATATAGAAAATAATATATCTGAATTGAATTATTATAGTAATACTGAAGATCTATTAAGCGAATATTATAATATCGTTGAAGATGAAAAAATTATTAATCATGATAATAATCAAGAAGTTAAATTATATGATATTTCTGAAAGATGTATTAAAGAAAATGAATTACATGATTTAGATAAATTAAATTTAGAAAATAAAAAAAATAATAAAAAAAAAATTAAAAAACAATCAAAAACACGTTATAAAAAAACTATTCAATTACAAAATAAACGTAAAAATTTCTCTATTCAAGATTTCTTCTCATCAAATACTAAAACATCAACTAAAAATTCTAAAAAAGCTACTATTTTAGATAAATTTTTAACTATTGTTGATAATAATTATAATACCGTAAAATATAATTCTAAAAAAGATATTATTAAATGTAAAACTTGTAATAGTGAAAAAAAACCTATTGCGAGTGATGGCTTTTGTGTATGTTTAAATTGTGGAGAATGCGAACCTATTATTATTGAAAGTGATAAACCAAATTATAAAGACCCAATTCCTGAAAAATCAGGTTATCCTTATAAAAGACAAAACCATTTTCAAGAATTAATATCAAGATTTCAAGCAAAAGAATCAACAGAAATACCAAAAGAAGTTTTTGATAAAATTATCATTGAATTAAAAAAACAAAAAATTTATGATCGTTCAACTATTAATTTAGCTAAAATGAAAGAAATTTTAAAAAAATTATCATTGAATAATTATTATGAACATATTCCACATATTATTTCTAAATTAACAGGTATCCCTCCACCTACTATTTCAAGAGAAACAGAAAGCACATTAAAAATTATGTTCAAAGATATTCAAAAACCTTTTGAAAAACATTGTCCAAAAGATAGAGTTAATTTTTTATCTTATTCTTATGTTTTACATAAATTTTGCCAATTATTAGAATTAGATCATTTATTAGAACATTTTCCTTTACTTAAAAATAGAGATAAATTAAGACAACAAGATAATATTTGGAAAAATATTTGTGCGGATCTACGATGGGAATATATATCTTCAGTTTAATTTTTAATATTAATTATTTAATTATTATTAAAATTTATTTTTTATTAATTATTTAATTATTATTAAAATTTATTTTTTATTAATTATATCTATATCAATATACAACTAATTTAATATCTGTATTTAATAAAAAATCATCAACTAATTTTTTATTTTTATTATAATTTAGTTTTTTTAATATTATTTTTTTTATATCTTGTTTTAATACTACATCTGTATGTATTTGAACTTCGATATATTTTGAATATTTTGAATATTTAATTTTTTTTTGACAAATACAATTAATTAATTCTAATAGTAATTCATCATTTATATTATATAATAAAGAATATGGATATTTATAATTTCCTAAATGTGATATATTATATTCTGAATTTCCATTTATAAAAGTAGCAAATTTTTGCATATAATTTTTTAATACTAATACATTTTCACCATATTTTTTTGTACAGTTTTGTGTTAACATCTCATTTAATATATTTAATCCTCCATATTTAATACGTTTATTATTTTTAGCATTTGTATAACAATTATTAAAAAGTGCATTCTCTTTTTTATTTCTATAATTTCTATAAGTTTCATCACGTGTATTTAATAATTCAAAACAACTTTTATATTTATCAGAATTAAATATATTCAAAGTTCTAAAATTTATTGTTATTTCAGTATTATTTTTAATCCACTCTTTTAATCCTAATATTATTTGTTCAATTTCACTATTTAATAATTCTGGTTTGATTTTATTTATTTTATTAAATAATAATATCTTACTCTCTTTTGAAAATATTTTACATTTCTTATTCGCATATGATAAAGCATTCTTTTGTGTATCTGATAGATTTGTAATATGATATTCCATATTAGTTATTTATTCTAAGTTTATTTATTTACTATTATTTTTTCTATCAATTTTTTTATTTTAAACAAATTATGAATTTATTCAAATAAATTATGAATTTATTCAAACAAATTATGAATTTATTCAAACAAATTATGAATTTGTTGGGCTCGATGTAATGTTAAATGATTATTTATTACTAATTGCTGTCCTTCATAACGAATTTGATCAATTAGTTTTTTATTATTTGGATTTAGTATAAATTTTATAATTTCTTTTGTATTATCATAATTAGAATCATCATAAACTAACATATTTTTATTATTTTCAAATCCATAATTTTTTAATTTATTTTCACATGATAAATTTATTAATAGTAATGATCCTGTCGCACATATTTCAAAAACTTTATTAATTATAATATGATTATCTTTAATAACACCTGATGAAGTAGCTGAACAAATATATTCATTTAAGAATTTATAATAATTATCATGAACAACTGTATTTTGTTTTTGTTTAATTTTTTTATTATTAAAATATCGTGGATGATTTAAAATAACAATATTTTGTGAATTTGTTTTTTTCTTAATACGACTAATTAAAAATCGTCCATAATATATTTTTTCTTTTATACTTCCTGTTAATGTAATCTTATTGATTGGATTTTTATTTAATTCAATAATAGAATTTACGGGTGTTCCATTTGGTATTTCATAATGTTTTGATATAAATTGAGGATAAAAACTATTAAATGTTTCGCGATCAACAGTTGATAATATTTTATTAATTTTTGAAAATTTCCAACTTTTTCTTCTCAAACTATGAATATCATCTATAAATATTGATAAATTTGAATAATTAATAAATGTATCTTGGAAACTATATTTTAAATTATTATAATGTATATATAATATGTTATTATAAGGTTCTTTAATTATTTCATTTAATGGTATATTTCTTTTTGTTTCATAATGTGAAATATCTATTTCAATCCAGTTATGTTGTTGAACTAAAAATAATATATATTCTCTCCATTTATTTGACCAAAGTGGAAGATGTTTTTTAAAATGTATTAAATAATTCATTTATATAAATTAATATAGTTTTTTTATTTAGTATTATTATAAATAATATGAAAGTTAGTTTAACACAAAATGGATCAAAATTCATCATTGAATTTATAACTATTTTTTTAGCTATTAATTTTATTCCACAACAAAAATTTACTCCAGTGCAACTTATTATGGTTGCTATTTTATGTAGTACTCTTTTTTTACTATTAGATGTTTATTATCCAACTAAATAAATATACTTAAACATATTTTATTAATTAAAATTATAAAATATTTAATGACCGATTCTACTCAAACTCAAAGTTCTACAAATGAAAAATATATTGATTATTTAACTGAAGATGATCCAGTTCCAAATCAAAAATTTTGTTGTGTTTCATTTCTTTCTCCAGAAAGTATAAAAAATTGTTCAATGCGAGCTCTTAAAATTAGAGGTGTTTTTGATTCTAAAGAAGAAGCTGATGATAGAGCTAAATTTTTACAAAAAGTTGATCCCGATTATGATGTTTTTGTTGGTGAAGTTGGAAAATGGCTTCCTTTTGCTCCTGAAGCAAACTCAAAAGAAGCTGGTGATATTGTATATGCTGAACAAAAACTAAATGAACTTGCAAAAGGTCATGTAGAAAATCTTAAACATAAGAAAATTGTTGAAGCTGAACGAAAACGTGAAATGCTTGAAAAAAATAATCTTAAAGAAGTTTCACAAACCCAAGAACGACTTCGTAAAAAACTAGAAGAACGTAATAAAAATGCTGTTCAAACTGATATTGAACAAGAAATTAAACAAGATGAACAAAATCAAACTAATGATATGAATGCTCGTCTTAATGAAATAAAAGAACTTTATTCAAAGATTAAACAATAAACAATAAATAAAATACAAAAATTAAATAATATATTAATATATATTATTTAATGCAAAAACTAATATTAGGTTTATTATTTATAGGTATTATACTAATAACTATTTCACTAACAAAAGAATTTAATAAATGCTCTCAAAAAGAAATTATATATAGATATATACCACGAACATTAGATGAAGAAATGGAAAATCCAAATTTTGTTACTGATATTTTTTATAAAATGTTTAGTGAACCTTCTCCTTGGTTAGGATCAATACAAAATTATGATAGAAAGAAAGCTGAACAAATTAATAAATATTTTATCTCTCAAATTTAATAATTTTTACATAAATTATTATAAGTTTTAATAAATTTATTAAATAAATATTTAATAAATTTTTAATAATTATTGTTTAATAATATTAAAATTAGTTTTATTTTGTTTTTGTTTAGTTATCATAACATCCATACCCAAACCTTTTCTATTTTTTTTTCTATAATCTGGATCATAATTATTTTTATGATAATCTTCAAATTGTTCACAAGTAAAATTTTCAGGTTCTATTTCATCTGTTCCTGCTTTATACCATAATACTTTATCAAAGAAATCATGACGAACACCTCTATTAACTAAAACCATACAACCATAATCTTTTGTTAATTCTGTAAATGTTTTAGAGAATGATTCTTTAGTTGGAAAAATACCAGCATAATTATCATAAATTCGTGTAACATTTTTAAAATTATCATCAGCTAAAATAAATACATAATCAAAATTTCCTCTCATTAGAGGACCAACACCTAAGGGATCTTGTAATGTAATCATATACGTAATTCCATAATGACGTCCATTTAATAATAATTCTTGTAAATTTTCGTCTTTTTTCCATTCAGCAGCTTTACCTAAACAATCATCCATTAATAATACACAACGATGATCTACTTTTTTCCCATATTTCTTTTTTTCCATACGTTTATTTTTAATTTCTTCTTGTCTATATAATAAATTTTCGGTTATAATAGGTTTATATTTAGAATGAATAAATGTATCTGGAAATTTTTGACCATAAAATTTATTTAATTTATCGGTTGGTGATATAATTATACCTGCGGGAACTTTTGCTTTTTCTAAAAAATATTTTAATAAATAACGACATAATATTGTTTTACCACTACCACGTTTTGCAATTATTGCTATTGATGGATTTTCACAAAAATCTTCTAATTTAAATTCTTTTATTGGTAGTGCTTTATTTTCTAAATTTATTTTTTTTACCATTGTTTATTATATTATTAATCAATATATTTATTTTAAAAAATACATATATTAATTCTCTATTTGATAACTAAATACTTATATTTATAATAATTCTCTAAAACTACAATTATTATCATCAGATAAAACAAAAATATAATCATAAATATTTTTTATAAATTTATTTAATTTTGTAGATTCTTTATAAATTACTAATTGTATAATAC